GATGGTGAACGCGATATCATTAAATCTAAGAAGCGGTTCTGGGAAATCTATGCACTATCACAAAGAATTATAAAAGAAAACTTTGTTGATATGACTGATGGTGCTCTTTTCTATCACGCAGACTATGTTACACCTTCATGGTCATTTAAAATGAATAAAAAAGTTGTGATTGATAGACATATCTTTTATAAACCATAATTCTATCACCGTCATAATAAATAATCTATGGCGGTGCAACAAAAATTCCAAAGAAAAAACGTTTACAAAGACTTTGACTTAAGTCTTACACGCAATCCGTTGACAAATGATATCGGCACCAAAACAGATGTTGCCGCAATAAATCAATCTGTCAAAAATATTATTCAAACCAATTATTACGAAAGACCATTTCAGCCAGATTTTGGTTGTAATATTCGTGCATTGTTATTTGAGCCAGCAGATCCAATTACTATCGCTGACATGCGCCAGGTAATTTTCACAGCCTTAGGAAACCACGAACCTAGAGTTACTGTTACATCGGTAATTATCAAAGATTTAAAAGAGCAAAATTCATACCACATCGAAATAGGTTATGATTTAAGAGATGCTAACAAGGAAGACGTGGCTTCATTAGTACTAGAGAGATTGAGATAGATGGCATCAGATACTAGACCAGTAATAGCCAATTTAGACTTCGCAGATATTAAAAAAGATATCGTGCGTCATTTTCAAGGCAGAAGTGAATTTTCTGATTATAATTTTGAAGGTTCTTCATTGAACCTTTTGATCGATGTATTAGCATACAACACTCATTATAATTCACTCGCAGCAAACTTCTTAGTGAATGAAATGTTCCTTGATAGCGCGCTCTTGAGAAAAAATGTAGTATCCATTGCACAATCGTTGAACTATACTCCAAGAAGTGCAAGATCAGCGAAAGCCACTGTAACTCTTTCTATTCCAAAATTATCAGGTTCTAATTTTTATACTGTGCCAGCAGGCAGTTTATTTACTGCAGAAGGCGGTGGACAGAGCTTTGAATTTTATTCAATTGAACCATACACCATTCAATTTGATAACACCGATCCAGTCGGTACAACAAAAACCATTGAAGTAGATATCTATCAGGGTACTGAAACAACACAGAGATTTATTGTTCCGAATACCGTTGCTGACTTTCAAAGATTCGAATTATTCAATAAAAATATAGACACCTCTACTTTGGTGGTAACAGTAAATGGTTTGAAATATCTTGCAGTTTCCGAAGAAACACAAGGTATTAATACAACAACTGGCACAAGTAACATTTACTTTGTAGAAGAATCACGCAATCTTACTTATTTCCTTAAATTTGGTAATGGTGTTATTGGTAAAGCGCCAGAGCCAGGTGATGAAATCATTGCCACATATCTAGTAACGGACGGTCCAGATGCTAATGGTGTACAAGTCTTTTCACCATCGATTACTGGTAGAAGTGATATCACAATCACATCAACTGTACAATCCGGTGGTGGTTCTGAGATTGAAACAATCAATGAAATTAAAGACAATGCGCCAAACTATTTTCAAACACAATATCGTGCAGTTACTGCAAACGATTATGAAGCAATACTGAGAAGAAACTTTTCTGATATCCAATCTGTAAATGCATATGGCGGTGAAGAAGTTGGTAAACCTGGTAAAGTATTTTTCTCAATCAAACCAAAAAATAGAGATAAGCTTTCCGATCAAGAAAAACTTGCAATCTCAAGAGATATCCTATCAAAATTTAATCTTGTAACTATCACACCTGAAATTGTTGACCCTGATATTTTAAGAGTTATTGTAAAGACTGTTATTCAATATGATCCATCAAAAATTACAACAACACCAGAAGTCTTAGTTGCAAAAATTCAAGCGCTATACAACGTATTAAACACCACATATATTGGTGACTTCTTGCAAAGCTTGCAAGTTTCTAAAATTTCAAATGAAATCATAAATCTTGATGATTCTATTGTATCTGCAAACACAAGAACAAATTTAAGAATTGATGTGAATGCTACCAATCAGGTTCTTGACCGCTCAAGTTTTTCATTCGGCAATAGATTACACGAAAGTATTTATGCTGGTGAAGGTTCTTTAGGTGAGGTCTGTGAATCGACTGAGTTCAATAGATTAGGTAGAAATATATTTTCTAAATTCCGCGATGATGGTCTCGGCAATATGCAACTTGTAGATATCACCAATGATGGTGCTACTATTGTAAATCCGGAAGCTGGAACAATCAATTATGAGACTGGTGAAGTTGCAATCAGCGACTTCGATCCAGAAGACGGTAATATTGGATTTATTGCAATACCAGAATCATTTGATGTCAATGCAATTGGCAATACATTATTACAAATTTCTGTTGGTGATTCAACAGCAAGAGCAATCGATATGAACGATATCGAATCATTAAACTCCTTTAATGTAAGTAGAGCAAAATAATGGGTAAAAATATTGTACCGATTGTAAAATCGCAAATTCCAGAATTTGTGAAGTCGGACCATCCACAGTTTTCAGCATTCATAGATGCATACTATGAATATTTAGAAAAGACAAGCGATAGTGAATCGAGTTCTGTTAAGGATCTCTTCAGAAAAAACCCAAATCCTGGTGCTTTGATTGCTAATGCTGAAGAACATCGTGATTTATACTCTTCAATTCAAACATTCTTAGATTATTTTGCTAAAGACTTGGTGCCATTTAATATTTCAGGCAATTATGTCACTGATGCTTTTCTTCTGAATAAAATTCGTGACTTATACATTGCTAAAGGTACACCAGATTCATTTAAATTACTTTTCAGACTTTTATATGGTGAAGAGATTGATGTATTAGAGCCAAGATCTCGAATCATTGAAGCATCTGAAGGCCTATATGTTCAGTTTGCACAAATGAAAGCGGTTGTAACGGCTGGTGAAGAAGAACTTACAGACTTTAATTTTGAGCTATCAACAATTTCACTTGACACAAGTTTAGATTCCGACATTTCTGATAGTGATGGTACTGAAATACTTACTGTAGTAGATGCTACATATGATGGAACTACACAAGAAAATCAGGTTGTTCTTAATCTTATTCTAACTGCAGTTCCAGATTCTGATAGTAAACTCAATTATGGTGATGAATATAATTTAAGAGATGCGAATGATCTTCAAAAAGAAGTTCGTATCAAAGTAATTAGTCACATCACAAGTGTAGATATTTCTAATGGTGGTGCTGGTCATCGAGTTGGTGATCTTTTCACGATCAAAGACAATTTTTCGAGTGTGAAAGTTTCAGTAGATCAAGTGTCACAGGGACCTATTGAAAAAGTATTAGTTCGCGAGCGTGGTAATGATTATCAGCCTGGAGATACTATTGAGTTCATTAATGTAGAATCCACTGACGGTACTGGCGCAATTGCAATTATCACTGCAGTTGATGAGTATGGTGCTATACTAGAAATTGATGGTACGAGAGCAAGAACAGGTGCTACACAACAAGGTTATTTAGCAGACGATTTTCAACCGGTTGCGGTACCAATATTACAAGGTGGTCTATATAAGAGTATTCCTGCACCGTTCATCAGAACTACAACTGGTGAAGGTGCTCAAATTGATGGTTGGTCAGCGAATGTTGGTAAGATTATTAGCATTTCTACTCGCGAGACTGGATTCTTTGATTCGGAAAATAATGGACCTATCACAGTAGAAAAACCATTTACTACACAAATATCAAACGTAGAAGATGATGTACCGCTCGGGTCATACATTGAGTTTCAATACTTTGATGGAAATGAAGAGAACAGATCATTTAAAGACGATAGTGAACTCTTAGTTGTTAACTTCTTCAGAGGATATAATGGAGACAGCTTACGAGAACATGAAACTCAATACACTACATTTACTGAAGATGGTCCATGGCCATTCACAAATTCTATTGTAAACGATAGTGAAAAACTACTTGAAGTGGACAGTGATGGTTTTCAGTGGAGAACATTCTACGCAGATGGTGATCCACGCGGAACTGCCTATTTCAAATTTCCAATTTCTTTTGATTCTGATAACTTTGTCTTTAATTATAGAACTATTGAGATTACAGATAGCGATCGTGATTCAGACATCATTGACAAATGGGTACTAGATTCAGAATTCAATCTCAGAAGTGTTACCTATACATATGCAACTGGTGATAGCGAAGGTCATAAAGTTCGTAAATTCCCAGTATACATTGAAGATTCTGAAATATATCGATTAGATGATTATCATTGGAACAAAGTAAAAGAAAACAATGAGTTAAAATTCAGCAATCGAGTTATAACAAGAAGTGCTGACACAGTCGTTGGTGTTCAGGAATATAAAATTGCTGAGATTGTGTATACGACAGAAAAAAGATTAAGCATTGTTGAAGCAGATTCTGATGGATTGTATAGATCTGTTGGTGAATGGAAAGGTACCGGCATGGGCGGTATCATCTCTTCTAAGTCCAGCGATAATAGAAACCTCACAATTCAAAAAAGATCTGGTGTTAAATCATCTGGAGATTCAGATTTAATTTTCCCAACAATTGAAAATCTTAACACATACGCAAATGCAGATTATGGTATTTTAAGGGTCTCAAGAATTAATCCAGTAAGTGGTACTATTCTTACACCAGAAACATTTCCAATTTCAAATGTTGTAGTAAATTATGCATTGCCTGATGTATCTATCAATACATCCGTTGCAAGTAACACTGAAAAAAGATTCCTTGATGAGTCTGGTTTCCTCAGTTCAGTTTCAGGCGGTGTTTTAAGAGATAACTTTACCATCTCAGAGTTTGCCTACATTCTTCAAACCAATACACCAATGAGAGAATGGAGAGGCAAAGTAAAAGAAACCTTGCATCCAGCCGGTTTGTACTTATTCGGTGAGTTGAATGTTAACTCTGAGTATGATGCTGCAGTAACTGATACGGCCGTTCAAGAAAACTTTATTGAATATGAGAAAGGTCGAATGACATTCTCAGATGAAGATGATTATTACGATGATGAAGAACGCGAAGGCATTGCAGTACTTGCAGATACTTCGGTCTTTGAATCAAATCCATACAATGCAGTATCCTATACAAACAACGCTTCAGGTGTGTATCTTACAGCTGACTATACTCAGCAAGTTGTGAAGAATTCTATTAGATCGCAAAGAGGGAATAGTTATTTTGATTATGAACCTGTTGGTTTAGTACACAGAACATGGGATGGATTTGATAGTGAGAAAGCTTACGTAGCAGTTAGAAATCTTGTTGCAGCTGGTGATACAGAAGCTACAAGAAAATATGGACATCTGTTCACCACAAGAGCTGGAATAATCGAACCAAATTATAATGCAATTCCATTCTTTGAGTTTACTAGTGAACAGACAACACAACAATTTGATAGTGATGTACCTGAACATAGAAGTATTTACATTGCTGATACTTCTTCGAGTATAAGAGTTACATCAGATAATGCAAAGTATGTATCACAAAGTTTGAGACTCATAGATTCAGATTCTATGAGAATCAGAATGCCAGATTGGTTAGGTCGCGATAGTGATTTTACGATCGAATGTTTCATTAGAATTGATAGTGATTCACCATCTGAGGGTTTTGTATTTGGTATCACTGACAGTGATGAAAATACTTATAGTCATACATTGAAATTGTCAGATTTCGATTCTGACATCACTATTGGTGAATGGCATCACTTAGCATATGTAAAATCTGGTGCAAAAGATTTTTACTTGTTAAATGGTCAGGTTTACACAGGTGGAACTGGTTATTCAGATACGCTGGTAAACACGATCAAAGAACCTGGTCCATCTGATAGTGATTTCTATGGTAAATACTTATCGACTACAAGAGCAACCGATGGTGGTATAGCACCAGATAATGCCACATATGCAAGTATGGTATTAAAAAGAACAACGTCTACCAACGGCTGGACAGATTCAGATTCAGAACAGTTTAAAAATGAACGCTGGAATGTTTGGAATGAATTCACAGCTAGCCAAGCCGGTCAAAAAACTTATTTTGTTAAATGGGAGAGCGCAACAGTCTATCGCGATAGTGAGACAACTAACAATCACAGAAATTTTGATTTGCATAGCGCTAATGGTTCGGTATCTGTCGATGGTACAAGATATTTCTTACCAACGGACATGAAACTCAAAGATCACTTTAGAAAAATATCATCTGGTTTTGGAAGTAACAGACAGAGAACATACTTATTCCCATTAAGAAGAGAAAAACAAGTTTATCAACAAAGCCTTGTGATTGGTAATGGATTTAAGGGTCTTATATCTAATATACATATATCTAAAACTGCAAGATATGATTCAGATTCTGTGATTGATTATGGTAGATCCAAACCAGATAATGATACAATCGCACTGCTCAACTTTGATGTGAACACTGGTAGACTAGACAGTGACAACTATGTCGCTCAACCACTTAAACGCGGTATTAAAAACAAGAGTTTGACATACTCACCAAATTATGGTTTGTATTCGCGAATTGATGGTCAACATAACGAGATTGGTATAGCACAAGTTTATTTCGAAGACTTTGCTCAGTATAGAGCATATGATTCTGAAGTACCAACAGATGTATTCTCTAGATTTGATGCCATTAATACTGGAATGAAAGCAATCGATTATACACGCCTTTATGATTCAAGAGGCGATAGCGATCTTATGTTTAAATTCCCAGCAATTCGCAGAATGGATATCCTAATAGATAAACAAAAAGATCTCAATAAAGCACTTAGGCTCAATCAGGATTTTGTTTATAAAGCAAACAATCAAACATACTATGATTTAGAAGCTTATGAAATGAAGTACAACAACTTTACTTCAAATCGTGATTCTGATATCACAGATGGTTATGTCATTCCAGGTAAAATTACAGATAGATTGAATGTGTCACAAACGATAGAGTCTAATGATTCAGATTCTGAACTCAATAATGGTGATACAAAATATAGACTGACTAGAAAACTCGATATCGAGAATGATCGATCATACGAAAAAACACCAAGAACTTCAGCGGCTTATGGTAAATTTGGAGATTCAGATAGAGAATCTACAATCGTTGTAAGGCAATCTTTCCTAAGAGAGATAAATAATTCAGTGCAATATATAGATCGTGATTCTGATTTCATAGACCACCTAGACAGGAAGAGAACTAAGTAATGTCAATTGGTAAGCTTACTAATAATGTTAAAAATGTAATGGCTGAAGCCACTCGTAATGATATTAGAAACACGGCCAAAGACGATACATACTATATTTATGTTGCATATTCAGATAGTGAAGACTATCCATTCGCTGATAGCGATCGATCAGAAGGAACTACTGATTCTGATCTCGCTGTACTCTACAAAAATATTGTTACGATGCACCGTGTTCTTCCAGGCGGTGTTTCACGAGTTATTGCTCGTAAAAACTGGACATTGAATAGTCAATACGTTGGTTGGTATAGCGATATTGAAAACGATAGTGATTACTATGTCCTTACAACAGAAATTATTCAAGGTGTTGCAAGACAAAACGTATACAAATGTTTATTCTCACCGCCGCGTACTGTATCGACAATTGCTCCTACAGGAACAGGTTCGACACCATTTAGAACAGCAGATAATTATATTTGGCAATTTATGTATACTGTCACAAACTCAGAGGCTTTGCTTTTTCAAAACTCTCGTTTTATGCCAGTGCCTGAAAAGGTTACACTGACCGAAGCTCAAACACTTTCAACCTCTGTGCCGAGATATTCACAATTGCAGGTGCAAAATAACGCTAAAGAAGGTGGTGTATACAATATACGAATCAATCCAAATGCCGTTGATTCAGATGTAATCAATCAATCTTCAAAAACTACCATCAAGATCAGAGCACAAGACGGTACTGGTGGTACACCTAATCAGTATTTCCAAGCAACTGCAACGCGCAATAGTGATAGCGATAGTTTATGGAGTTTTGAAGTTACTAACTTTGGTGAAGGTTATGATGCATTGCCATATGCCACTGATTCTGAGACAGGTACTAAATTGAATATCTTTAAAATTGATCAGGCACCTGGTCTTGGTCATGGTACAGATGCAGGTAATGAATTGAATGCAAGATTTGTTATGCTAACATCAAGATCGGTACCGGCAGACGATACAGGATTTGCTAAGTTAGCCACAAATGACTTCTCAGTTCTAGGTGTTATTAAAAATCCAATTGATGTTAACACTGATCAAATTGCAACACGTGATTATTACACGGTTGCAGAAAAACTATTATTAGATACACCATCACTTTTTGCAGAAGATGAAGAATTTTACAAATCAGGTGATTCAGATTTTGCTGGTAAAGTGGTAGCTAATTCAAATAGAGAATTATTTTATATCAATGTTGGTAAACTAGAAAATGTTTTTGCGGATAGCGATTCTATCATTTCTGGTTCTACTAACAACACAATTACCAAGAAATTTGGTAGAGAAATTAAATTAAACAGCGGTGAATTCTTGACTGTGGACTATTTGACAGAAGCAATTCAAAGAAGTTCAGATCAGATCGAATCGTTGAATATTATTTTAAAGTTATAATAAATAGGTAAAGTGAAAAACAATGGCCATTAACTTAAACGTATCACCATATTTTGATGATTACAGTCAGGATAAAGATTATCTTAGAGTACTCTTTCGTCCTGGTTTTGCTGTACAAGCTCGTGAATTAACTCAGCTTCAATCTATACTGCAAAGTCAAATCAAAAGATTTGCAGATTCATCTTTTAAAGATGGTGAAAGAATTAAGTCTGCAGAAGTTCAACTGAAAACTGATGTATATACTATGAGCCTTGTATCTGGTTCTGGCGATCCAGATTTTCCACTTCTTAACTCACAAGTTGGTTCTATTGAAGGTAACATTGGAAACTTCAAAGGCCGTATCATTACAAATGCAGATGGTACTGTAAGAGCAAAAGTTCTTGATGAAACAATTAAAAATACAATTGACACAAACACAACTGGTAGATTGTATTTCACATATTTGTCGAATACACAATTTACAGATTCTGACAAAGGATTTGTATATGCACAAGCAGATAATGATCCGGATAGTGCCGTAACATATGTCAATGTCTTTGATAGTGTTACTGAAGCAACACTTGGTCTTGTACAAAGCGGCATTTATTATATCGATGGATTCTTCTCAAGAATTACACCACAGAATATCGTATTGTCAAACACAACTCATAAACCAACTGGTCAGGTAGGTTTTACGATTACATCTAAAACTGTTGATGCTAATGATGATGCTACATTGTTTGATAACGCAAGAGGTTCTACAAACGAAGGTGCACCTGGTGCTGATAGATTACAGAATGCATTAGACGTAGTATTTAAGAGTGCAACAGATCAAGGTTCTGATCCTAACTTCTATAAACTTATTTCAGTAATTGATGGTGTCATTCAGGGAATTACCATTCCGAGTCCGAGACTTCCTACTTCTCCAGAAACTGGTTTTGGTCCAGTATACTCATCAGTTGCAGATCAACTTGCTAGAAGAACACGTGAAGAATCAGGTAGTTATACTGTAACACCATTTGTTCCAAAGATTCTGGATGCATTAGATGATTCAGAGAGATTTGAAGTATCTTTATCTCCTGGTCTTGCTTATGTGAATGGTGCAAGAATCGAAACACTTTTTGATACACACGTTTCTATTCCAAGACAAACAGATACTACAAGAATTACAAACTATAAAGTTGGTGTTACAGGTACACCATACCTTGAAGTGACAAACGTAAATAATGGCGTTCTTCCAGGTCTTGCAGATTCAGATGCAAATGGTCCTGGAGATTATGCAAACAGATTAGTACTTCTTGATTCTGATAGAAATGCAATTGGTTATGCAAGAAGTTATGCATTCCAAGATAAAGGTTCTAACACTGGTAATCTATATTTACACGATATTAAAATGTTTAAGCACATCAAAATCAAGTACACTGATGGTACAACTGATTATGTGAGTGGTGCTCCAAGTTATATCGAAGGTCAAGAAATTAAAACCAACTCAGCAAAAGGTTATATTGTAAAACTTGGATCTGCTTCTCAGCGCGGTCCTGGTAATACTCACCCAGCTGACTCTGATTGGACAACAAGAACTGAACAATCAGGCAGTGGTCTTGTAGATAGTCTTAATAAGAAGAAAGGTGTGTTGGTTGTCAATGCTTCAGGTAACTTTGGCCGCGGTCAAACTATTGTAAATGATTTAAATATCACTGCACCTGGAAGCAGAACACCTACTATTGATTCCGAATACCAATTCAATATTGAACAAGTACATTTTATTGAAGGTATGACTGCTGGTTCAAATGCCACACCATTCCAAGCTAGAAGAAAAAGTGGTAGCACAGCGAAAAATATTCAATCGGCTTTACTATACGATACTGGCAAAGAAATTGCCGGAATGAGAGAAGATATTCAACCATTTGATAATGACTTCACTCTCATGTATAAAAATCCACCTACTGTTACATCATCAACTGGTGGTCTATCGATAACACCACAAACAAGTGATACTCAATGGAGCACACAGTTTGGTAGAAATGGTGCTTACAAGAAAACATTTATTGATGATGCTACTGAAATTACAAAAACACTTAAATTTGCAGCATTAAAAATTAGAAATGTTACATCAGCCTTTGATAGAAGTTCAAACCCAATTAACTTCTCATGGGTTGCAAGAGATAGACAAATCAACCTTTTCTATCCAGATATTTACAAAGTATATGGAATTGCAAAAGGTACTAATAATAATGAATTTGGTACGAGTACAACCACTCCAAATGCTTCATTCCCTAGAATTGAGTTGAATATTTCTGGTGGTGGTACAATCGTACAAGGTACACGCCTTGTTGGTAAATCATCTGGTACTGAAGCTATTGTAGCTTTAAGTAATACTTTGTCTGAAGGTGAAAGTCTTCTATCAAATATTTCCGGATATCATGTTGTAAAAACTGGTACAGGTGATGCTACAAAGGTTGAAGTTGTCTTTACAAAAGGATCAACATTTAATGCAAGTGAAGTTATAAAAGTTGTAGTTCCAGCGGGTGAAACAGCTTTTAATGCTCAAGTTACTTACGTTGGACTAGATACTAAAAAAGCTGGACAAGATATTACTGCAAACTATAATTTAGATAATGGTCAAAGATCTGATTACTATGGCATTGGTGCAATCAATAGAAGAGACGATGTTGCAGAACCAGACCAAGGTGATCTGTTTATCTTCTACTCGTATTTTGATGCAGATCCATTTGACTCTTATTTCTACAATGCTGATTCATATAGCGGTTCTGGATTCTTTGATGTAGATCCGAGATACTTTGATGATACGCAGTCTATTGTTAATACTGAACCACTTGATGGTCAAAACCTAAGAAATGCTATTGATTTTAGATTTAGGCAAAGACTGACTGCAGGTTCTGGTGATGTTACTAAAAACCCACTTTCTTTCTCTGGCAGAACCTTGGACAACACTGGTTATAGAGTTCTTCCAGACTCCACATTTACATCTGATATTGACTTCTTCAATGGTCAAAAAGTTACTATCGTCTGTACAGATACGGGTGTCTTTAAAACTGTAGCGAGTGCATCTTCATTAGATCCAAAAGATCCAATAATTTTTAATGATGGCATGCCAATCTGCGATTTACAAGTTCCACCAGCTGTAAGATACGCTGAAAAAGAAGTTTTCGTTGAAACAAAAAATCATAGAAGATATTCGATGAAAGATATCGCTGAACTCGATCAGAGATTGGAAACTGTTGAAAATGGATTGGCGCTATCTTTACTGGAATCACAGGCACTACATGAAAATGTAGATGATCGCTTAAAAGCCGGCTTTGTTGTAGATGATTTTGCCGATCCAATCGGTGTTGCAGATATCGATAATGCACAGTATGCAGCTTCAAATGATATTGGTCAAGGTCAAATGAGACCACCAGTAGTTGAAACATTCTTTGATGTACAAAGAGTATCTGATGGCATTAATGTAGATACATATTATATCGACAAAGGTCCAGGATATGTCTTAAAATCATACACGCAAGAGAAAATGCTAGAACAATTATTTGCATCTTCTACAATTCGTGTAAACCCATATGCAACATGGACATTTAACGGTGATATTTCTATTAATCCAGATCAAGATTTTTGGAGAGACCCATCTAGTAGAGTTGTTGCTGGTTACCAAATAGATAGAACAAGCTTTGGTGGTGGTGTTACTGCAGTAAGCGAAGACGTATTTAGAAACCTTCGAAGTGTAACATCTGTTGTTCCAGGATCGAGATTCAATACAACATCTACTAACTGGACTGGTACTAGAAGAACTACTCGTACACGCAGAGTATCTGTACAAGAAAGAAATAGATTGCGCGCTTCAGGTGTACCGCAAACAAGCATCGGTCTACGATTAAGAACTACAACCACGGTAAGAGCTGGTACAAGAACAACAAGAACATTTGAAAGAACTGCAAGAGAGTTTTCTACAAGCACAAGATTCCAAACTCGCGAAGTAAGAGAATTAGATGATGCTTTCATGAGATCAATTCAAATGAACTTCATTGTTGACGGTATGAGAAAAGATACACCTTTGAAAGCTTTGTTTGATGGTGTTGATGTTACAAAATTCTGTCAGCAAACTTCATATGAATCCACTGGAACAGCAACTTATGGTGCAGTTAATTCATTGACTACGGATAGTCAAGGTAGAATTCGTGGTAGATTTACTATTCCAGCAAATACATTTAAAACTGGTGCACGTAGATTCCAGCTCACAGATCTTGATGATGCTAATACTACAAATGCAACAGCAACATTTACATCACGCGGTTTCTTCGAAGTTGGTGATATGATTGCTTTAAGATCTCAAGAACCACAAGGTACAAGACTTGTTGGTGAAGCAACAAGAAGAGTAACACAAACATCAGTGCGTAGACAACTTTACGATCCAGTTGCTCAAGGCTTTACTTTGCCACTTGATGCTGGTGCTGATCCTAATGCATTCGATCCTAACACAGATATTCCAAGAGATTCTGGTTCGTTCATCACTTCAGTAGATGTATACTTTGGATTTGTCGATGTAAGAGATCAGATGAACAGAGTAACCATGCAAGTCAGAGATATGATTAACGGTTACCCAGGACCGCAAATTCTTGGCACTATAACAAATACAGTTTCTAAATCAAATCAAAACCTTGATAAACCAACTGTAGCAACAAACTTTAGATTTGATGCACCATGTTTCTTGAAATCTAATACTGAATATGCAATTGTGATTCTTTCACCATCAGATACAACAACTGTATGGACTGCCGTACAAGGTGAACAAGACGTTAACACTGGCGGTAAAATCGATAGACAACCTAATGTTGGTGGTTACTATGGTTCATTCTTTAAATCACAAAACAACTCGACTTGGACACCTGATCAAAATAGAGACTTGATGTTCAAAGCATATAGAGCAAACTTTGGAACAGATGAATCTTCTATCACATTGAGAGAAACTTCTAATATGTATGCCGTTCCAATTGGACAAGCCGCTTCTGGTCTTGCCATTGAAACATTTGAAAATTCATATTATATAAAAGTACATCATCCTAATCATGGCATGTATGGAGCAAATGATACACACCAAGTACGCATTATTGGTGTAGAACCTAATGGTGTATTTAGTTCAACACCAGACTCCGAAGAAAGATTTACTGGTGTTGACACTGTGAACGGTGTTCCACTCTCTTTAATAAACAACACAACACTGGCTAACCTAGCTTCAACGAGTTCTGATCTTACACACAAAGTAAAATATGCAACTCAAAATTCTTACTTCATCGATTTGTCTGAAGCAGATTCTGATGCATCTATAGTAGTTACATCACCACAAACTGGTGGTTGGCATAAAAATGTCAAAGCTGGTAGAGGCGGTGGATTTGGTGTTATTGCAACATCTAATATTCAGTATGATGCTATCAGATCAAATGTGAATCCTACAATCTTTGATGGCACAGCCATTACACAGAAAATTAAAGCCACAACCGGTTCCAATGTTGATATTAAGGTTGCATCAAATCTATACGGTTACGATCTTAACAGCATTTATTATCAAGCACCTGGTGTAAAAACTCCAAACTTTGTAGAAGTTCCAACTGATGAGCTGGTGGAGTTGACTTACCCAAGTATTGTAAGAAACACTTTGAATAAAACCGGTACTGGTGATTTTGAAGCACAGTTCACACTGACTACGGAT